CTATATCGGAGTTTATTGGATGAATAACCAACAGTTCATCTTTGACTTTGAGACACTGGGGATCGACTTACTCAAAGGTTTTCCAGTACTTGAATGCGCGTATGGTATCTTTGATGCTGACAGATTTCTCACTGACCCTTATACATTTGAAGAGTTGGTAGAATCTGTCATCGTCAAAGATAAGTTTGACATTGAACACCAAGTTCGAGAGTTCGGTTACAAGATTGACTCGAACACACTTGAATGGTGGAAAAGTCAAGACAAAGACCTTCAATCTATCATACTTAAACCATCTTCAGAAGATATTCGTATCGATAAATTTATTGACAATCTGATGATAATGTTATATGATAATATGAATTGCCAATACTGGTGGTCAAGGTCAAATACGTTTGATCCGATTATCCTATATAGAATGGCAACTGACGTGAATAGAATGGACGAGTTATCAAATCGACTGAAGCATTGGAACGTGAGAGATACTCGAACATTCATTGATGCTAAATTTAACTTTGCTCCTAAGATGACCAGTTATATCTTAGAAGAGTGGAAAGAAAAGTTTGAAGCACATAACTCGATACACGATGTTGCCATTGATGTTATGCGATTACAGAAATTGATTATTGTGGAGAATGAAGAATGAATGACAAAACTCCAGAATCAGTGGTCTCCGAATCTACTGAATATGAAAATTTTATGGAAGAAATGAAAGAAGAAAAACCAGCTCCGGCTGAGAATACTCTCGAAGCAGTCTTTGGTGAAATACCAGATGTCGAATCGTCTCATCCAAATCATTATCAGAAACATTGGAAGGGTATGCCTGAGTACAAAAATGATACGAATAATAATAAGTACAAGACGGTATATGTCCACTTTCGTACTAAAGAAGACTTCGAAGATTTCTGTCAGAAAATTGATCAGTACCCAGCGGCAGAAACAAAAAATAATACTTCCATCTGGCATCCTAAATTAGATAGGAAAGCCAACTCTCTTTTGAGATGGATTGAAGATGACGACTAATCCACAATATCCTGTATACATTGTGTCGAAAGGTCGCCATGAGTCCATGATTACATCGAGGTCTTTGAGTAAGATTTCGGTACCTCATTACATTGCGATTGAGCCACAAGACTATGATAACTATGAAGAATCCCTCGATAACTTCGGTATTCGCGAGTGGGTAACTCTTCTTGTATTGCCATTTAGTAATCACGGTGATGGACCTGGTCGTGCGAGAAACTGGTGCTGGGACCATTCAATGTCGATTGGTGCTGAACGCCACTGGGTACTTGATGATAACATTGCTGACTTCTATCGTCTTCATAATAACAAACGGATTCGTGTTGGTAGTGGTGCTATTTTCAAAGCAGCAGAAGATTTCGTAGACCGCTTTGAGAATGTGCCTGTATCTGGTTTTCAGTATCGGTTCTTTATTGCACCAGATCAAAGTTATCCGCCGTTTGTAACGAATACTCGTATCTACTCGTGTTTGCTCATTGAAAATAATTGTAAGCATCGTTGGCGTGGTCGATACAACGAAGATACCGATTTGTCATTGCGCGTTCTCAAAGACGGCGATTGTACAGTTCAGTTCAATGCATTTCTTCAAGGTAAAGCAGCAACTCAAACTGTCAAGGGCGGTAACACAGAAGAGTTTTATCACAAAGAAATTGGCGAAAAAGTACTTGACAAAGCCAAAGAAATGAGCGATATTGGATATAACGCAATGGGTACTGTAAACAAATCTGAGATGTTAGCAAAGATGCATCCAGATGTTGCTCGTGTCGTTTGGAGATATGGTCGTTGGCATCATTACGTTGATTACAATCCATTCAAGAAAAATGAGTTGAGATATAAATCAAATGTAAAAATACCAAAAGGCGTGGATAATTATGGAATGAAATTGATTACGAATTGGAAAGAAGATGGGAAAACGAAGTGATTTTGTGAGAGTATTATTTTATGGAAGATCCTAAATGATAGAGTATAAATATAATGAAGGTGAAATCCTTCGCCAACTGCAAGATTATATTGATGGTACTTATGGTGAGCATTATTCCACAAACAAATATCAAGCGACACAGTTCATCATTGACGGTGGTCATGGTGAAGGTTTTTGCATTGGTAATGTGATGAAGTATGCACAGCGATACGGTAAGAAGAATGGATATAATCGTGCGGACCTTATGAAGATTATTCACTATGCAATCATTGCAATGTATAATCATGATCTACAACATGGAGAAGAATAAATGAATGAAGTTAGTATTGATATTAGTGAGTTGAGAAAGCGGAAGATTTTTGTTGCGACTCCCATGTACGGTGGAATGTGTGGAGGTCAATATACAAGAGCGGTAATTGAGTTACAGAAGGTATGTGACACATACGAGATTCAAACCGAGTTCTTTTTTCTCTTTAACGAATCATTGATTACACGCGCACGAAACTATTGTGTTGATGAGTTCATGCGAAGTGACTTCACCCACTTGATGTTTATTGACTCGGATATTGGTTTCAATCCACATGACGTTCTTGCTCTTGCCGCATTGGCTGATCCAGAGTCAGATAAAGATATTGTTTGTGGTCCGTATCCAAAGAAAGTTATCTCGTGGGAAAAAATCAAACGAGCGGTCGACAAAGGATTTGCTGATAAAAATCCACAAGCACTTGCCAACTTTGTTGGTGACTATGTTTTCAATCCAGCAGATGGTCAAGCAGAGATTCCTTTGAATGAGCCAGTCGAAGTGCTTGAAGGCGGTACTGGTTTCATGATGGTTCAGAAGAAAGCATTTAAAAAGTATACCGAAGCATATCCCGAGTTTCATTATAAGCCTGACCATGTGCGGTCAGAAAACTTTGACGGCACTCGTGAGATTATGGCATACTTTGATTGTGTGATTTGCCCCAATACAAAACGCTACCTCTCTGAAGATTATATGTTCTGTCAGTGGAGTCGTAACGCAGGTATCAAAGTATGGATGTGCCCGTGGATGAAACTGAATCATACTGGTACATATCAGTTCGGTGGTAGTCTTGTTGATATTGCACAGATTGGTGCTTCTGCTACTGCTGATCCGAATGAAAAACTCAAGTAAATCTCTTTACATTGAACGTGATTTGAAATATACTTACTATATTATAACATGGAGTTAACTATGAATATTTCTGACAATACACTATCTGTACTTAAAAACTTTTCTGGTATCAATCAGAATCTCGCAGTCAAGTCTGGCAATCGCATTCGTACAATATCACCACAGAAGACGGTGATGGCTGTTGCCCAAGTCGAAGACAAGTTTGACCAAGACTTTGCTATCTATGATCTCAATCAGTTTCTGAGTGCAGTCAGCCTGTTCGAGAAGCCTGAGTTCATCTTCGAAGATAGTAATGTAGTTGTTGCAAATGGCAAGTCATCGATTCGGTATTTCTATGCTGATGAGACAATGGTCATGACTGCGCCTGACCGTGATATCGAACTTCCTGACACTCTTGTCGAGTTCAAGTTGACCACTGATGCATTCAAGTCTACGATGCAAGCAGCCAGCGTTCTTCAAGCGCCGAACTGGTCTGTTGTCGGGAATGGCACAATCATTGAGATTGTTGTCGGTGATGTGAAGAACGATACTTCGAATGACTATCGCCTTAAAGTCGGCGAAACATCAGAAGAGTTCAAAGTCACATTTAAAGTTGATAACCTTAAGATGATGCAACGCGATTATACTGTTGCCATCTCATCAAAAGGTATTAGCCACTTCACAACAGAAAAGGGAGACTTGTCTTATTTCGTCGCCACAGAATCCGCTGCTTGATTCTTCTTTTTTATTATGATTATGTGGAGACTATATTATGACAGACGAACTTTGGGTCGAGAAATACCGACCTTCTCAAATCGAAGACTGCATTCTTCCGACTGACCTCAAGCAGACATTTTCTCAGTTCGTTGAGAAAAACTATGTCCCAAATCTATTGTTGACTGGTGGACCTGGTGTTGGTAAAACGACTGTCGCTCGGGCAATGCTCGAAGAATGTGGCTTTGATTCTATTGTGATTAACGGTTCGATGAACGGTAACATTGACACGTTACGAAATGAGATACAAAACTTTGCTTCAACAGTGTCCCTCACAGGCGCACGTAAGTACGTTATCCTAGACGAAGCGGACTATCTCAATCCACAGTCAACTCAACCTGCGCTCCGTAACTTTATGGAAGAGTTTAGTAAAAACTGTGGATTTATCATGACTTGTAACTTCAAGAATCGGATCATCGAACCTCTTCATTCCCGATGTTCTGTGATTGAGTTTAAGATTGGTGGTAAAGATAAACCTGAGATTGCTTCTCAGTTTATGAGGCGTGTCGATACAATCCTTACTAATGAAAGCATAGACTTTGATAAGAAAGTTGTTGCTGAACTCATTATGAAACATTTCCCAGATTGGCGGCGTGTGATTAATGAACTTCAACGGTACTCTGCTTCTGGATCGATAGATACTGGCATTCTTGTCAATATGTCTGAGGATAACTACAAAAAACTTGTTGGCTACCTTCGCAATCGGAACTGGAAAGATATGCGTAAGTGGGTTGGTTCTAACTCTGATATTGAACCGACTGTGTTATATCGCAAACTCTATGATAGCGCATCTCAGTTTATGACTGATAGGTCTGTTCCTCAACTTGTATTACATATTGCAAATTATTCTTACAAGTCTGCATTCGTCGCGGATCAAGAAGTCAATCTTGTGGCATGTCTTACAGAGATTATGTCCGATTGTGAGTTTGAATGATGATCGTTGGTATTACAGCAAGCACATTTGACCTTCTTCATGCTGGTCATATTCAAATGCTCCGTGAAGCGAAAGATCAATGCGATTATTTGATTGCCGCTCTTCAAACTGATCCTACAATTGACCGTCCAAATGAAAAGAATAAACCAATACAAACAATTGTAGAACGTCACATTCAGTTAAGTGCCGTCAAGTATGTTGATGAGATTATACCTTATTCGACTGAACAAGATTTGGTAGATATCTTTGCAAGTTTCCCTTTACATGTTCGCATTCTTGGTGTAGAATATAAAGATAAAGATTTTACCGCTCGTGATATGTGTAAGCAACGAGATATTGATTTATACTTTAATAAACGCGATCATCGATTCAGCACCACTGAATTAAGAAATCGAGTTCGTTCCGAAGCACAATTACAAGAACTCGAACACGAAATTCTTATGGACGCTGAAGTTCTTGCGGCTGAAAGTGGATTGGAAGAATCTGATGTCTAACCCCTATGATTATATCAACGCAATTAATGAAGGCAATGACTTAACGGAGAAAGACTTTGATGAGAAAGGTTATATACCATTCATTACCAATCGTCAGTTCTCATACTTTCAAGATACCGTTCTTGTTGCAAATGAAATGAACGCCAACCACCACCTGGACAACAAATCTCAGTTTTCTTTTTTTATAAATATAATACGACCAGGGAAAAGATATTCCAAATGGTCGAAGACTGAACATCACGATGACCTCGAAGCTGTAGCACAGTATTTTGATTATAGTTATGAGAAAGCAAAAGTCGTCATGGATATTTTGTCTGCCGAAGAAGTTAATAATATTAAGAAGAAATTGAGCAAAGGTGGATTGAAAAAATGAGTTTTGATATTAATAGTCTCGTGGAAGTGCGATTACGCAATCCTGACGATTTTCTCAAGGTTCGTGAAACTCTCACACGAATCGGTGTAGCATCCAAAAAAGATAAGACCCTCTATCAGTCTTGTCATATTCTTCACAAGCAGGGTCGCTACTATATTGTACATTTCAAAGAGTTATTTGCTCTTGATGGCAAACCTTCCAATTTTTCTGAATCTGATATTGCTCGACGCAATACGATTACACACCTACTGAAAGAGTGGGACTTAATCGAAGTTGTGATCGAAGCGCAAACGGAAAATCCAGTATCCCCCATCAGTCAGATTAAGATTCTTCCCTTTAAAGAAAAAGACGAGTGGGAACTCGTTGCAAAATATAACATTGGTAAGAAAAAAGACTAACATTCTCTAAAAAACACTTGACTTATTTCTCAGTATAGGTTATACTGTATATAATGATTGATAAGGAGATTGACTATGGTAGACGAAACATTAAAATCGCACATTGGAGAATGGCTTCGCTTAAAAGGCATCAGTGGTCATGGTAAGAATCGCATCCGTGAACACGGTGACTTGTGGTTGATCGAAAAAGTTATTGGTGACCGTGTACGGCTCCGTAGCAAAGAAAAGACCTTCAAGTGCGGTGGAGAAATGCACCACGATGGACGTTGGTTAGACCTTCCCTGGGATCGTAACTTTGAAAAAGTTGAGTTAGTAAAATTAAACGCTTTTGATTTTTAAATATTAGAAAGGACAAACATTCCGTCAGGTTGTAAGTTCGAGTCTTACCCACGGAGCCACTTTTTTGGTGAACACATTATTGTACGGTGATTAATGGAGAGGAAAAATCCATTATATTAGCAAGGATTCAGCACCAATGGCTTTTGACTGTACGACTCAAACAGGAACCTATTCGGGGATAGTGTGTTCACCAAAAAAGTGTTTTGCCGGCGTAGCTCAGTTGGTAGTAGCAATGGTTTTGTAAACCATAGGTCCGCGGTTCGAGTCCGTGCGCCGGCACCATTAAAAAACTTTGAAAAAACTATTGACTTTTTTGAAAGTTAGAGGTATAATAAGAATTATAAGATTGATGGTAATCTTGTAACACCGACAGAAAAGAGAAGGGTATGTCGGACCTGAAAGGAAAACTTCTCTTTTCATTTTGTTTTAACTAAGAGAAAGTGAACTATAATATGACTAAGACTCAGAAAGTACTCACCGCGCTTCAAAGTGGTGAAACACTAACTGCAAAGCAGATTGAAGCTCGTTTTGGTGTAGGTAATGCCCGCGCTACTGTGTCTGCTCTTCGTATGCAGGGATTTCCGATTTATCTCAACGAATCCGTTGATACGAAAGGCCGTGTGAAGAATAAGTATCGTCTTGGTACTCCTTCCCGCGCAGTCGTTGCTGCTGGCTACCGAGCATTGGCAACAGCCTAAAGACAAACAGGGAGCGGGATCATCATTCTCCTTATCATCTCTCCCCGCTCCCTGTAATCTTTTTTTTGAGATGATGACTTTATTTGTATAAATAACTTTGAGAATGCCTTATAGGGTTCTCTACATTAACTTCGCTTTTAAAGGAGGTAACAATGGTTACATACGATACAATTCGCAAATTCGATCCATTTTTTGTTGGTGCTGACCGTCTCTGGAGACATGTTGATGATCTTCACAAGCAGGCAAATGCAAATCAAGCACAAAAATATCCACCTTATAATATTCGAAAAGACGATGAAGACCGCTACTCTATTGAAATGGCGGTGGCTGGATTTACTGAACAGGATCTTGACGTGACGTTAGAAGATGCCAAACTCACAGTCATTGGGAAGGTAGAAACCAAAGATGAAGCAAATCTTCTTCACAGAGGAATCGCAAATCGATCTTTCAGTCGGCAGTTCACACTTGCCGATACCATTGAGATTGAAGGAGCCTACCTCGAACACGGTATGCTCAAAATCAATCTCAAAAACATCATCCCCGATTCTAAAAAGCCTAAGAAGATTGAGGTCCAGACCGGAAGCAAACTTCTTGAACAAGAATCGGAGAAACAACTCCTAGCAGAATAGATTATGATGAGGGAGTCTTCGGGCTCCCTCTTTTCTCTTGACATTTGATTATTGATATAGTATGATTAATTTAAACACAGTAAGGAATTTTATTAGTAACTCCAATTTGATTGGAATTTTGCGTCTAACTCCTTACTGTGTTTAACTCCTTGAAAGGAATTTATAATGACTCCAAAATATATTGCTGATTATGGTAATGGAAAATACCACATTCTAGATAGAGTTAAAGATACAATTATTTGGAATATTTCACTAGACGATTTTAGAACTCTCACATGGATGAAAGAACCTGGTGACTTAGCGATTGAAGCTGCACATGGTGCAAGAATTTCTAAGTGGTCAGCATCACAAGAATGGAAAGATGAAGATCAAATTCGAGAATTTTATTCATTGTGTGAAGAACGTAATGTTGAACTGAGATTATTGCCCGAAAAATCAATTAAAAAATATAGAGATTTATATTTTCCAGATGCAAAAAAAACTGATGAAGTTGATCTTCGTAGTTGGGCTAAAGCAATAAATGATAACACATATATTTGGGATGTAGCATTACGCCCAAAAAATGTTGAGTTTCACGATCCAAATGAAGATATCGATTTAGAAAACTTAACTCGTCTTACAGCAGGAAATCTATATAAACAAAAATTAAAAGATGCATCTCGTATAGTTTCAGCAGGAAATCTTAAATATAAAGAAACTATTCCTGGTAAAATTGCTTTTGGGGATGATTGTATAAATGCTGTTTATCATAGATTGAAAAATCATACTTCCGATGAACGTAATGGTAAGAATAAGATTGTTGATGGAGTAGCACATGATACATTTAATGGAAAAGATATTGAACTTCCATTATTAAAAGTTCTCGGTATTGAAATGGGCAAAAAGGGCAAAGTGAAGAATCCATCTAAACCTACACAATATACTTCTTGCATGATGACATTGATTGATCAAGAGGGAAAAAGATATATGAATCCTTCAAAACCAAACCAACCAGTCGGATTTAAAACAATCGCGCAGTTTGGAATGATATCTTCTGGACATCATTTTAAGCCAGGGTTTCTTCGCCCGAAGTTTTATCACCATGGAATAAAAGAAATTTCTAAAATTTATTTCCAAGAAATTTTTGGTGATAAATATATGGACTCTTCAAATTTTGAACATGATAAACTTAGAACTTTTATCATGACCACTAGCCGAATTGCTTATGAACAAACTATTAAAGCAATGCGTGATTATCTGAATACTCCAAAAAACAATTTAGAAAACTTTTTAAAATAGTCAAGGAATTTTTTTAGTAACTCCAATTTGATTGGAATTTTCTTCCTAACTCCTTGATTTACCACTATAACTATCGGAATAAATTTTACGTGTAACTCCAATTTGATTGGAATTTTAATCCTAACTTATTCCGATAGTTTCTCTTGACATTTGGTTATGAAAGTAGTAATATATCTACATGACAAAATTCTATACAAATGTATCTCGCTACGGCAACAATATCCTGTATATCGGCTATGAGAATGGTCGACGGGTTAAAGAGTCCATAAAGTTTCACCCAACTTTATTTCTCAAAACAAATAATACAACGAAGTACAAGACGCTCGATGGTATCAGTGTAGATGCGATTGAGCCTGGTACGATGCGTGAATGCAAAGAGTTTATCGAAACTCACACCGCATCAAACTTCACTGTCTATGGTTATACTGATTATGTTGCTCAGTATATCAATGATCAATTTCCTAACACTTGCGAGTTTGATCGTGACACATTAAATGTTTCGTTTATCGATATTGAGGTTCAGTCAGACCAAGGTTTTCCTCATCCGAACGATGCTGCATTTCCCGTCACTGCGATTACGCTCAAGAACAACATCGACCACATCTATTATACGTGGGGTGTCGGTGAGTATGATGAATCTAACTGCATGATACAAGATGTGAAGACGAAGTACATCCAGTGCAAAGACGAACACTCTCTTCTGAACCGATTTCTCGCTCACTGGCAGATGAACTATCCGGACATCATTAGTGGCTGGAACTCCCAAGGGTTCGACTTACCGTATTTGGTCAACCGTATCGCCCGTCTCTTTGGTGACGAAGAACTCAAGCGATTGTCTATACACCACATGATGCCGAATGCAAAGACTGATCGGTTTACTGACGAAGTTTCGTTTGATATTCCTGGCATGTCACACCTCGATTACATGCGCCTGTTCAAAAAGTTCATGTATATTCCGATGGAGTCATATGCGCTCAATCATGTTGCGTATGTGATCCTTGGCGAGAAGAAGATTGACTACTCTGAGTTCGCATCTCTCAACGAACTTTATACGAAAGATTACCAGAAGTTCATCGACTACAACATCAAAGATGTTCAGTTGGTCGAACGGCTCGATGACAAACTTGGTCTTATTTCTCTCTGTATGACGTTGGCCCACAAAGCGAATGTCAACTACGAAACTCCATTTGGCACTACGAAGATATGGGATACGTTTATCTACAATATTCTTCAGAAGCAAAACATTGTACTCAGTCCACAGAAGCCAGTACTGAATGACCGCCGTATCGAAGGTGCGTATGTGAAAGAGCCGATTACGGGTATGCACGATTGGGTTTGTTCTTTCGACCTTAACTCTCTTTATCCGCATATCATTATGCAATGGAACATGAGCCCAGAAACGATTGAAGATGCTGTCTTTCCTGGCGTGAGTGTTGATGCTCTTTTGTCAGAAGAAAAGTTCGACATACCTCAAAACACTTGCGTAGCAGCAACTGGTCAACTCTTCTCTACAAAGAAGAAGGGCGTGTTCCCGAGTATCATTGATAAACTCTATGCAGAACGGTCAGACATCAAAAAGAAGATGCTCGACACAAAGCAAGAACTCGAAGACCTGGACAAGAAAGAAAAGTTCAAGCGGTTCGAACTTGAAAAGATTATCAGTCAATGCGATAACCAGCAGATGGCGATAAAAATTTTGATGAACTCACTTTATGGTGCCCTCAGCAATACATACTTTCGCTATTATGATATTCGCATGGCAGAAGCAATTACCATCTCTGGTCAGTTTGCTGTTCGCTGGGCTGCAAATAATGTGAATGCGTATCTTCAAAATATTTTGAAAACAAAAAAAGATTATGTTCTCGCCAGTGATACCGACAGCATCTATGTGAACCTTGGTGATCTCGTGAACGAAGTGCCTCAAGGCAATGATGAGAGTATTTGTTTTTTCATAGATAAAGTAGCGGAGCAAAAGATTGAACCTCTGCTTGAAGATTGTTATGCTAAACTTATGAATGCTGTCGGCGCTCGTGAACAACGAATGGTGATGAAGCGCGAAGTCATTGCGAGTAAGATGATTATCACTGGCAAGAAACGCTACATTGCTAACGTATTGAACAGTGAAGGCGTTCAGTATGCAAAACCAAAGATGAAGATTACTGGTATCGAATCTGTTCGTTCATCAACTCCGCAAGTCTGCCGTACTCTGATTGAGAAAACACTGGAGATTATCATCAACGAAGATGAAACCGCTGTGCAGAAGTTTATCGCAGACGCCCGCGTGGCATTTCGCGCTCTTCGACCAGAAGAAGTTGCGTTTCCGCGTGGCGTATCTGACCTCGAAAAATATACTGATAAAAAGGGTCTCAACGGATACGCGAAAGGCACTCCAATACATGTTCGTGCTTCGATTTTGTATAATCAAACTGTCATAAATAATAAACTAGAAAAGAAATACCCGCTCATTAAGAGTGGCGACAAGATTAAGTTTGCGTATCTCAAAGTACCAAATCGCATCAAAGAGAACGTATTTGCTTTCCCGGATGTCTTGCCGGTTGAACTCAATCTTGAAAACTTTATTGATCATGACAAACAATTTGACAAGTCGTATCTTGAGCCGATGAACCATATTCTGACTGCAATAGATTGGACTTCTGAAAAGACAAACACGATTGAGGACTTTTTCACATGAGTAATATACCCGCCGAATATTCAAATATCGACTTCGGTTTTAGTGCCGTAGATGAAGCAGAGTTTAAAGCCAATCAAGCAGAAGCAGAAGTTACTCCTCCTGCAATTGATGAGAATGACTTGAATCGTGTTGTGTTGAACTCTCTTGCTCCGCTCGAAGATAAGATTGATCTGTTGCTTCAGCGCCGTCAAGCCGAAGAATCCGATGACGTTCAACTTGCTATTGCACAGGCTCAAGATGAAGTTTCTGGTAAAGTCGCAGAACTTGAACAGATTATTATGCCTCTTCTTGTCAATCTACTAAAAACTGCCGACAAAGAATATCTTTACTGGCCAAACAGAAAAGACCAAGTGCAGGGTCAAATTGATAAAGTTTTAAAAATTACAAGAGGTTAATATGCCCGTGGCTATTCTTACTCTCATAGTTGCACTTGCCATATCTGGCGTTGCCGCTTGGTATTCTATTGTCGGTCTGATGGCTATCTTTGCTTCAGCCGCATTTGCTATCGCTGTTATGGGCGGTGTTCTTGAAGTTGGTAAACTTGTTACAGCATCTTGGTTATATCAGAACTGGCACACCACACATAAGATGCTTCGTGGATATCTTACAGCGTCTGTTGTTGTATTGATGTTCATTACATCCATGGGAATCTTTGGCTTCTTGTCGAAGGCTCATATTGATCAGACGTTGGTAGGTGGAAATAATACTCTTCAAATTGAATTAATAGATTCAAGAATCAAACAACAGCAAAGGAGAGTGACTGATGCGACGAAGGTCATATCACAGTTGGACGCAGGTGTCGAGACGCTCATTGAGTTCGACCGCATTCGAGGACCACAGGGAGCAATCGCCGTGCGTGAAAGCCAAACTGTGGAAAGAGAGTCACTCAACGGAATCATTGAAGAAGCGAATGGACGAATTATATCATATCGAGAAGAAAGACAAGAACTATCGAAGGAGCAACTGAAGTATGAAGCAGAAGTTGGACCAATACGATATATTGCAGAATTTATCTATGCTGAACGAGCAAATGAAGAAATGCTCGAATCAGCAGTCAGATGGGTTATTATTGCTATTATTTTTGTGTTTGATCCCCTGGCTGTTCTCCTTTTGATAGCCGCAAATATCAGTTTATACAAACCTAAAACACTTCGAACCGCAGTCAACGTCGAAGAAGTTGATAAAGAGTGGTCGGAGATCACCGTCGAAACAGACGTGCCTCAACCAGAGTTCAAAATAGAAAACGAAGATCCATCAAATACTGTGGAGTTTTCTGTGCCAGAAGAACCTGAAGTTGTAGAAGAGCCAAAGCCAAAGCGCAAGCGCGGCCGCCCGAGAAAGAAAAAACCTGTTGCAAATACAAGCACAGACTATGGGTCGATTACTGAAATTCGTAAGACTAAAAACGAAAAAGCATTGCGCGAAAATGGTACATACGGTCCTACAAAAAAAGATTGACATCTTAATCTATTCGTCATATAATAGAAACTATCACAAGGGAATAAAATGGAATGGCAAACATTTATGGGAATTACTTTTGGTCTATTTTTGATATTATGTATTCCACTCTTAATTTACATGCTTATACTATTAATAAGTTATCTAAAACGAGTGATTAAGAGCAATCAAAAAATAACGTTAGGCATTTTAATTATTGTGTTGTATATTATTATTGGCTTTTTAATGAGGTAGATATGTCGGTACTTGAAAAACTTACGAAGAACTCCACGATTAAACTTACATCAGTAATTACTGAATCGAAAGTTTTTGGTAAAAAAGATATGGCTCCAACTCCGGTGCCTATGATTAATGTTGCGTTGTCTGGTCGTGTTGATGGTGGTCTTGTACCTGGTATGTTGATGCTTGCAGGTCCATCGAAACACTTTAAGTCAGCGTTTGCTCTCTTGATGGCAGCAGCCTATCAGAAGAAATACGATGATGCGGTAATCTTATTCTATGATTCAGAGTTTGGTACACCGCAAGCATATTTTGAGTCGTTCGGTATTGATATGGATCGGGTTGTTCATACTCCAATCACTGATATCGAAGAACTCAAGTTTGACATTACAAATCAGTTGAAAGAGATTGACAAGGGCGACCATGTTTGTATCATCATTGATTCTGTCGGTAATCTTGCGTCGAAGAAAGAAGTTGAAGATGCACTGAATGAAAAGTCGGTCGCTGATATGTCTCGTGCAAAACAGATGAAGTCGCTGTTTCGTATCGTTACACCACATCTCAATCTCAAAGATATTCCAATGGTTGTTGTCAATCACACTTATAAAGAGATTGGTCTATACCCGAAAGATATCGTATCGGGTGGTACAGGCGCGTATTACAGTTCCGATGCTATCTGGATTGTTGGTCGCCAACAGGAAAAAGATGGCAAAGAGATTAAAGGCTATCACTTCGTTATCAATATTGAGAAGTCTCGTCATGTGCGTGAGAAGTCAAAGATTCCAATCACGGTCACATTTGAAGGTGGCATCAGTAAATGGTCTGGTCTGCTTGATGTAGCAGAAGGCGGTGGATATATCAACAAACCGAAGATGGGTTGGTACGAAGCCGTTGATCCAGCAACCGGTGAAGTATTGTCTGAAAAACTTCTTCGCGCAAAAGAAATCATCGATAACAAAGATTTCTGGATGATGATGTTCGAGAAGACAGACTTTCAAGACTACATTCATACAACTTACAGCATGGCAACAACTCCGATTATGAGCGAAAGTGAGGCTGAAGATGACGATACAGAATGATTACGAAGTTCTCTTCGATGAATACGAAGAAGAAAATCTTGCTCGAATTAAGTTGACTTCTCAGAAATGGGATGGTATAATATACAACTACCACACAGTTCGATTTCTGGAAGAAGACGAAGAAAATGCCACACTTAAATTTGAGTATGATGTAATATCCACGCCTGAAGAGTTAGACGTTGATAATCTCACACAAGAAGACCATCAAGAATTTGAAAATCATCTTGGCGACATTTTAGTATCAATCATAGAGGAAGCAACATCGAATGAGACTGGAACAGACAATACTAAGCAACCTAATCTATGATGAAGAATATGCTCGAAGAGTATTACCATTTCTGAAAGGTGACTATTTTCAAGATCAAACTGAAAAGATTCTGTTCCAAGAGATTGACAAGTTTGTTGGCAAATATAATGGTTTGCCGACGAAAGAGACTTTGCTCATTGAACTCAACAAACAAGAGGGCATTCCTGAACAAACATTCTCTAGCCTTGTTGAATATATTGATGAACTTACTTTTGAGAAAAAAGATTCGGCTTGGCTTGTAAATAATACTGAAGAGTTCTGTCAAGAGAAAGCGGTCTTCAATGCCATTATGAGTTCGATTGATATCATCGAGGGTAAAAGTAAATCTGAAGATAAGGGTAGCATACCTACCATATTGTCTGAAGCACTTGGCGTTTCTTTTGATGATCATATCGGCCACGATTTTATTGAGAATGCTGAAGAACGATATGACTTCTATAATCAGAAAGAAGATAAGGTTGAGTTTGATCTTGAATATTTTAATAAGATTACAGACGGCGGCTTGCCAAACAAGACACTCAATGTTCTTCTTGCCGGTTGTGTTCATCCTGAAACTAAGGTAAAGATTAGGTATCGAAAGAAGCAGACATAA